CACCATAACGACAGATGGTATTTAAGTAGGCTCTCGCCACATGCCGAATCTTTTTTTCACCTGCCCACGTTGCGGCAAAACTCTATCGGGTCATTTTGAAGCGCAAGCCGCGGAGGATGATCCTGCTGCAACCATCGCCATTGAATGCCCTATACAATATGGGGCGGGATGTGACTGGAGGGGATCTCTCCCGATATCGGAGGGACGACCGCTGCGATGATGCCATCGGTTAGCCGGTGATCAACCAGAACACCACGTCGGTGTTCTCTGAGGCGATGCAGTTTGAGGACAGGGTTTGCCATCCCAATTGAAGGTTCCGGGCGGGGTGGTGAGCAATTCGGTGCCCACCTTCGTCGCAGCGGTCCTTCACATTGCAAACACTGAAATCACGCAATATTTGTAAAGCGTCGCCTAGAAAGGCGGCCTGAGCCGCCCTCTAGGACGAAACCTGTGTTGCTCTTACACGGCTGCGGGGACGTGATGGAAGGTCGAGATGACCGTCTCAAACGTCTGAACACGCGGCGTTCCATCGATCACTTTTCCCAGCGTCTTCAACGCTTCGGGGTAGACGCGGGTGTTGTAGTCGTCGGCACTGATCTTGTTCTCCCAGAGACTGATTGAAACCGCATCCTGCGAGCCGGGGTTGCACAGGGTGATCTCTTCCTTGAAGCCCTTTTGCTTCCGTAGCAAAGGAAGAATCTGGTTTTCGAATGTGTTGGTGTAATCGTGCTGCATGTTGGCTTTAATGCGGAATGTTACGTTGCGTGCGTACATATATTCAACCTCCTAAAGGTTGTTTTGCTTATAAGTGGGAGGGAACTTCAGATGGCCTTTACTTATATTCAGGGGACCTGAATGAGGTGACTGTTTCTATATGCCTCACCAGCGAACGTAGTCTCATGACTGGGAGATGTCAATCGAGTATTTATGGCGTCGATGCGTCGAAAGCCTGATGAATCGGCGCTTCCTTGGGGTTCTGAAAGGGTTGTGGTCATACGGAAGTTAAGTCAACATTTATTTGGCCTCTGTGATGATTTGAAAGAAGGCTCCGCCATGTTGTGCCCGAAATCCCCCACTTCATAGATATAGAGGCATTTGAGACATTCAGGCGGCTTTCTGGTTTGCGTTATCCACAGTTGGATCGGATTGCTGAGAATCTTCCTGCGATGGCGAAGGTTCGACAATATCCTCCCCCGGGGGAGCGACCTCATCTGAAGCCGCTTCCACGATCTCATCCGTGATTGCCTTCCAGCGTCCGGTGCGGCGCGCGCTGAATTGCAACTCTCGAAGAGCAACCTGATCGCTGATCAGACCCGCGCCGTGAACTTCCATCACGGTGTTGGTGTCCTTCTGCGCGATGTCGGACTTCTCGGTTTCGGTCATCTGCCAGAGAGACCGGAACGTGATGCCGAACCCATCGCCGACCTTGAACTTCAAGGACTGGGCAATCAGGCGGTAGATCACAGTCACCATGACAAGCATGTCCTGCACCTGGCGCTTGCGGATGCCGTCGTAGTACGTCTTCAGATCCGACTCGCCGGTGGCACTCAACCCGGCCGGCGATTGGCCGAACAACCGCACCAGAGGAATCTGGAACGTGCCCGACAGCTGTTGCCCGAGTTGAAGCAGAACGTCGGCGATGCCAGTGAACGTGCTGGCCTGCGCCGTCACCATGTCGTCCTTCGAGTCGATGACGGTGATGCCTTCATTCGACGCGAACATTCGCATGTGGGCGATCATCTCCATCAGGCCCTTCAAAGCCTGTGGACCGCCAGTGCCGCCGAGAATGTCACGGTACTTGTCTACCTTGAAGTAGCGCAGGTACGACTTGTGCACCTGTTGCGATGCGCCCGTTGTCGCAGCATCGAAGCCGCTCATGCGGTCAAATGGCCGCTCAAGAACCGAGGCGCCCCACATCTGCTCGATGATGGCCTGTTGATACGGCAGTTCGTCGCCGATCAACCGCAGACAACGCGAATGGTGAATCTTGACGCCGCGCAGTGCCGGGGCGCTGTACTCGACGGTGTAGTACTTCGGCATGCCGAGATCGGGACCGATGTCGGTCACGAGATCATTCAGCGTCGGCGAGACGTTCCACCTGTCGAGCACAAGCAGACCCTTGAACTGATCCGGTCCCACGGTGTCGATCCGCAGAGGCTTCGAATAGTCCTGGCCATCGATCAGCAACACCACGACAGAGCCGCCGTAGAGGCGACCCCACTTGATGCCCTGATTCAACTTGGGCCAAATCTTGAGCGTCGTGGCCCGCTCATCGATCTTCTCGATCTGTTCAGGCCGGAGATCGCCCACCAGATCGACGCCCTCGCGGGTCATATCGTCGGCGATCACGTCGATGGCGACGCCTGCGACGAACGATCCGCGATAGGCCCATTCAAGCTCGGTGCGCTCGCGCGTCTTTGGGTTGAACCCGTAGAAGTTCGCCGTCGTCGGGTTTTGCGTCCCGATGCCGAGGCCCAGCATGAAGTTCTGGAACGAATCGCGCGTAGCGCGGTCCAGCGCGCGACGGTTCTCTGCTGTGGCGCGCTGTTGCACGCGTCGAACGCTTACCTTTCGAGACATGCGGGAAACTCCCTAGCGGCCGCCCAGTCGCGCCCAGGTTGAGAAGTCGTTGTTGGTCCTGATCCAGTTCAGGAACTGCGTCATCGCGTCCACGTCATCGTCGTGCTTGCCGTTCGGGAACTCCGCGGCTTCGTCAACGACCTGGATGGCCTGATGCTCGACGGCGACTGGCAGAAACATGCCCCCAGCCTCAACGGTCGGCTGCGCAGCCCATGCGCGGGCAACCTTGCCGCCTTCCGGGTTGATCGCAATCACACCCGGGACTTCGCGGCTCAACTCCTCGATGACGGCCGAACCGTTGGCCTTGTCCTCGATCAGGGTCGCCGACGGCTTGAACTCGTCCCACAGGATCCGGATCGCGTCTTTCGTTGCCCGGAATCCCATCTGTTCATGGCGGCGAGCCAGCAGATAGAAGCGCGCCCCGCAGACGCCGTAGACGTGGATCGCCACGAAGTCAGCGTCATCGACTCTCTTGAACGTGCAGTCGACCGAGATGACGACCATCTCGATGTAGGGCAACTCTTCGCGCGTGTACCAGCGCCAGAACGTGCGCTTGAACATGCCGCCCTCAGCAGGCGACGGACGTTGCTGATGCTGCCCGGCGAAGTCGTAAGAGCCGAGGTCTTTCTCGGCCTGCTTGATCACCTTATCGGTGAACAGGGTAGGGAAGAGAAGCTCGCCCTCTTCCTTACGCGGATCGGTGAATCCGATCTGCGTCGTGGGTCCGTGTTCGATGCACCACGCGCAGCATTTGCGTTCGCGTTCGAACTTGCTCGGCAGATTGAGGTGCACATAGTCGCCGGTGGCGAGCATCGCACCGTATGGATCGTCCTCGTGCAGCCGTTGCCCGATGACGACGCGCCAGCCCTTGCGCATGTCGTTAAAGCGGGACGACATCGTTTTGATGGCCCACTCGGTCGCGGTATCTCGTGCCGCCTTGGAGTGTTTGTCCGATGCGTTGAGCAGATCGTCGAAGATTTGCCCGTCAGCGCGGAAGCCTGTCGCAGCGCCACCGACCGAGAGAGCTCGACGCTCGCCCTTGACGGAGTTCGAGAGCCAGTCCTCGTTGGTCTTAACCCACGTCCAGGCGTTCGTAGCCGGGTCGATGACCTTCGCTTTGCCCTGCTTCTCTTCGCGCTTGACGCGCCAGCCAGGATTGAACGTGTCCTGATACCACTGCGAGTCGATCAGATCGCGCACGCGCAGCGAGTCGCGGATCGTCAAGGCCTTCGCGTAGGTCGCTGCGATGACCTTCGCCATCGGGTCGCGAGCCCAGAGCCATGCGCTGAATTGAACCGACGCGATGACCGACTTCGCGTAGCCCGGCCCGATGTTGATCATCAGGAACCGGATTTGCTCTTCGGCGATCGCCTGCAAATGCTCGGAGATAGCATCGATGTGCCAGTTGTCAATCAGCGGCATGGCCGGATCGACAACAGACCACGATGCGCGAACGAATGCGGCGAAGTCGTTGCGGAGCCGTTCGGCTTCTTCAGCTCTATGGCGTCGCTGGCGCTCCTGAACCAGAACCGCCAGTTGTTCCCGCTGTTCTGGTGATAGGTCCGATGAGCTTTTCGATTTCCGCGTCGAGTTGTTCATCGGTCAGATTCGCCACCGAATGCAGATGCTTAATCGGACCGTCGTCCTTGCCGCTGAGTTGCGTCTTGTCCGATTGGCCGAGAAACTGCTTGCCGAGCCAGATCAGCATCGTCTTGTCGCCCCGCATGGCCAGTTCGACCTGTTTGCGGCGAAGCGAGACGTTGCGAGTGTTCCGACCCTTCTCCATGATGGGAAGGAAACGGCGCTCGAGGGTTTTCTTGTTGACGCCCAGGAAGTCGGCGATCTCTTCGACCGTGCAGCCGGCACTGGCAAGCGCCTTGACGTGCTCGGGATCGATCTTGGCCTTTGGCTTTCCGGGGCCTCGTTTGGATTCTGTAAGTTGCTTGCTCATACTGACTCGATGGATCCGAATGCGAATCGATTGTCGATGCTCGCAAGCGAATAGGGTTGTCTGCCGCACAATGTTGTGGGTTGGCGTTGCGCGGGCGTCAGTGGCTCGTTGAGCACCTTCAGCATGTGAGCCAGCTTCTCTTCGGTCAAAGGTTCGCCAGTACCGTACTTTGCCCAGGTCTTGAGCACTTGTTCGCG